TGGTTTGCCCTATGGGAAATATAGTACACCGAACGGGCAACATCAACAAGTGCTATATATAAAAAAGCACAATAAAAGGCTAAATTATCTACAAACATGGAGCTTGATATGCCTAAAGATACAAATTTCTGCTCAATAACAGTTCCTTTTGAGATAACTGAGACTAAGACAGTTAAACAAGAAGGCTCAGAAGATGAGTTCTTTCATTTTAAAGGATATGCCAGCACATTTGGTAATTCAGATAGAGTCAATGATGTAATTGTTAAAGGTGCATTCACAGATTCAATAAATAAATTCAGAACAAAAAAAATAGATATGCCTACTCTATGGCAACATGACACTCACACTCCAGTAGGTGTATTCCCAAGCATGGATATGTTTGAGGATCAGAAAGGTTTATTTGTTCACGGGATACTTCCATTATCAGACACTTTTGTTTCAGGAAGGGTTAAGCCACAAATGAAAGTTGGATCTGTTCGAAAAATGTCTATTGGATTTAACATCCTAAAATCATTTGATAAAAAAGGTGAAGATGGGGAATGGCGCAGGTTTATCGAGAAAGCTGATTTGATGGAAACATCTCTCGTTACATTTGCATGTAATGATGAAGCAGACGTAACGGAATTTAAATCCAAAGAACAAGAGGAACAAAAAATGGACTTTGAAGGGTGCGAGTCTCTTTCCGACGTAGAAGACATACTGAAGAAAGAAAAAGAATTTTCTAATACAGAATCAAAAGAACTTATTAGTGTTGTTTCGAAGATTAAAAAACTAGACGCTCAGCGCGATGCTGAAAAACTAGAATCAGAGAAACAGGAGCGTGATGCTTTGGAAGGTAGTGAGTGCTTTAACGATCTTATATCAAAAATGGAAACGTATAACCAGGAGCAAAAAGATGCCTGAAGTAACTAAAAAAGACGTTGAAAAACTAGAGGGTTTGGTTCAAACCATTCTCGACACAAAGAAAGGTAATTCTGAGCAAATTGCAAAGAACACTGAAATGGCTGCTGACGCAATGACGCAAATTAAAGCATTTGCCGCTGCAACAGCACGACAGAGCCAAAAAGAAGAAGTAAATCTAGATTCTAAGAAAGAGTTTGAATCTTTTGCAAAGACTCTTGGAATGCACAATAGAAAGGCTCTTGAGTTTGACCAATACCTAGAAGCAAAAGCAGCACAACACAAGATGCTATTCAAAGGCCACCAAGCTCTAACATCAGAAGAGCAAAAATCTCTTAATACTGTTATTGATCCATCTGGTGGATTCTTCATGACTCCTCAATGGGGAAGCAAGGATAAAGCAAAAGCATTTGATGCTAACGGTATTCTTGACGTTGTTAATCGTGTTAATGTTTCTAAGGGAACATATAGCGATATCATCGACTGGGAAGATTATGACGAAGCATACTATCAGAACGAACTTGAAGAGAATGAAACAACTCAAGACAGTACTGATTTCAAACTATTTGAGCTTACTGTTAACGCTCAAAAATACGGTCGTAAGTTTACACGTGAATTCCTTGAAGATGATGCAGACGGTGTAACTGGAAAAGTTATGAGCCGACTTGAAAAAGGAATGGCGCGTAAGAAAGCACTTAGTATGATTTCTGGAACATCTGTTAAAGCACCTCGCGGAATCCTTAGCTATGCTGATGGTACAACTTATGGAACGGTTGAACAAATCACATCTACGGTTGCCTCTGAAATTACATGGGACGATGTATTTGATACCGTTCGTTCTCCATTGAAAGAAGATTATAAGCAGAATGGTGCTTATATTATGAACGACTCAACGTTCGCAAAGCTTCTTATCTCTAAAGATGGCGAAGACCGTTACCAAGTTGGAAATCAGATTAACTTCTTCTCTGGTGATCGTTTCTCAATCAGTGTTCTCGGTAACAAAGTTGTGTTTGACGCAAACATGCCAGACGTTGCAGCGAATGCTCTTGCAGTTGCGTATGGCGACTTCAATGAAGCCTATGTTCTAGCTGAAAGACTTGGTAACTCAATCATCCGTGATGAAACACATCCAGACTATGTTAGAATGTGGCTAAGAAACCGCCATAACGGTGGTATTTTCAACTTCGAAGCATTCAAGATTCTTAAGATTAAAGCGTAGTAACTAGAATCAATAGAGAGGTGTAAAAGCCTCTCAAATTAAATTTAATAATAAGGATAATATTATGAATCAAGATATTTACAACAACGTAAAAGAGTTTGTTGGTGTAGCTCCAATTAAGATACTTGCTGATGGTGCTGTCGTTAGTGAGATTATCGATACACTTGGATTCGAATCAGGCGAGTTTAATCTTGCGCTTGGAGTTGTAACCACTGGTGACTTGACAATTACAAGCATTCAAGAATCTGACGATTCTGGGATGTCTGGAGGAACTGATATTCCAGCAGCCCGTTTGCTAAACACACCAGTTACACTTGACACAACAGAAGATATTGATACGCTTGGATTTGTATCGACAAAACGATATATTACAGCAACTATCACCGGTGCCAACACATCCGTAATGCTTGCATCTGGGATATTTGTTCTAAGTCATCCACAATACGCAACTACTAGATAAATCCCTCCTCATCTGGGGCGTTTGCTTTTATAGGAATGCCCCATCTTAATAAAAGGATAGAAAATGAAAATAGAAATGGTATCACTTGGAAAATATTCTTTTAATGGAATAAAGGTTAATTGCTATCAAATAGGGACTGTTATTGATAGTACTAAAGGCTATGATGAGGCAACATTATGTGAGTACTTTCTTAGAACCAATAAAGCAATAGTGATTGAAATGGATAAAGAACTAATCGAAGAGAAACCAACTATAAAACCTCAAGTAACAAAAGTTGTTGAGCCTCAAGTTAAGAAGACGCGCAAATATAACAAGAAGAATAAATAATGTCTTACAATTCTAATTATAATTGCAGTAATACTCAAGATATTTACAAGATCACGGCAGGCAATGCAAATATTCCCATTGACCTTGCTGAGGTAAAAAAAGCTTGCCATCTCGATCACTTAATAGGAAATGATGTTGACGATGAATACTTGACAACAATTCTTAATTCTGCCGTTGCTTGTTTTGAAGCTATTTCACGCAGAGTTTTAATGATAAAAGATTTTAAGACGTTTAGAAATACTTGGTGTGGATGTTATGAACTTAGGAAATCACCTTTAGTTTCAATAACTTCGGTTAAATATTTCGATGAGGATTCAAACGAGCAAACGGTTGATAGTGGTGATTATTTTATTATTGAAGACCCATTTTATTCTTTGGTTCAATTTGATGAGGAATATGATTATCAAGATTTAAGACCAAACAGGCCTCAAAATATTTCCATTGACTTCAAAGCAGGTTATATTACAGATAGCGATGATTGGACGCCTGAATTGGATGGGCTGAAAATAGCGATAATGCAACACGTTTGCTTTATGTACGAAAATCGTGGTGATTGCTGTGATATTTCGAGTGTTCCAGGAGTTGTTAAGAGCGTTTATCTTAAATATAAAATCGAGGAGATTTAGTGATGAGTACAGAGACTTACAAAATTTGCGGTGAAGATTGGAAAGTTCGTGAACGTGGCGATGCAAAAGAATTTGGGATTTAACAATGAAAAATAAAGTAGAATTCACATGGAAAGGCAAGAAACAAGTTAAAGGCGTTGTGTCTAAACTGAAACTAACTGATGATGAGATTAAACAACTTGTTAAAATCGGTAAACTTGAAGAAGAAGAAATTGTAGTACAAAAGAATAAAGTCGAAAAGGCTGATTAATGGCACGTTGCAAGATAATAGGAAATACTAGAAGGCGAATTTGCGTAGGTAGTCTCAATAAAATAATTGAGATTATCTACCGTGATATTGTGCCAGATAACATTTCTTATGCAATGGATTTTACTGATTCAACTACTGTTCCTGCAAGTGTTAGGACAAGAACAAAAACAGCCACGTTTGATGGCATTAATGTTGAAACAGCATTAACTCACATCTTCAGAATTAGATACGGAATTGAAGTAGAGAAAAATAATACAATAAAATTTAATGGTAAATATTTCAGAGTAACAGGTATTGAAAATCTTGA